TTATTGTTTAGGATTATCATCTTTAACAGATTTGATTCTTGCTTTCCAAGCATCAATATCTTTATAGATTTCATCCAACTGATCTCCAATATCACCATAAGCTATACGTCTTGTATTTCTTATTTGTGCATTGGCTTCTTCTGTATCTGCTGCTGATTCTTGTGCTGATAATTGTGCATCTGTTGGTTGTGAAATATCTAAATTCCATTCTTTAATGTAAGCACCTTTGCCATCACTATCATCTTGCAACATGACATCTTTTAAAAAATCTACATCAGCAACACCATTAGCTGCTGCGTACATTTTGATTTTAGTTGATAGACTTGCCATAGTTTCCTCCTAAATTTTATTTAACTTTTTATCCTAGATACTGACCAAAATGACTTATAATTATCTCCATCAAAATTTTCAGCTTGATTATGACTATGATAAACATCTAAAGTTAGATTATCTCCTGCTGATAAATCTCTTACTGCTGTCATTCCAAAAGTATCTCTATAAGTTGATCTATGTGTAAAATACATAAAATCTGTACCATTGTTATTAGTTCTAATTCTCATAACAACCTCATTAATATCGTCAGCAGTTTCTATTTTAGTTTGTGCTGTAATTAAATATTTACCACCTTTTCCTGATGGAATAGTTATTTTGTTACTTGCATACATACTATCAGTATCGCTTTCTGCTGTCCAAAAAGTTAAAGTTACAAAAGCACCATTTGTAACACTTTGACTATTTCCATTTCCTTTTAACAAAACTAAGGGAGAGTTACTTTCTCCAGCACCAGTTACAGTTCCTGTAAATGCAAAGGTATCTGCTAAATTTATTGATTCTGATTGTATTTTACTTAATGCCATAATTTCTCCTATGTTTTCTTGACTAAAAATCCTCCAAAATAAACTAATTCATCCTCAGTACTTATATTCAAAGCTGAACTATGTGTATGATATGCGGTCATATCAAAATAATCACTTGAACCATTTGCTAAAACTATTCCAGATACATGAGTTGTATTATAGTCTTTGTTATCATTTCTACCTGAAATCATCTCAGTTCCATTTTTTCTAACTGCTACATTAATTCTATCAAAGTCATTAGTTCCAGATTGAAATCTTACTGAACAATAAAAATAATAATAACCACCAACTTGCGGTGTAAATCTGTAAGTACTTGTGTCATAAGCAGAACTACTGTCAAATAATTCTGTATTATGAGAAACTACAACACTTGTATTATTTGCTACAGATCCATTTTGAGGATTATAAACATGAAATGATGGATCATTAGCTTCACCTGCACTTGCTGCTGCTGCAAAGCTAAGATTACCAGAACCATCTGTTTTTAAAAAAGTATCTGCTGAAATAGATGATGGTAATGTTAAAGTATATGACTGTCCTGCACTATGTGAAGGTGACTTAATTTTTACTCCATGACTATTTTGACTACAATTCAACTGTAGATATCCATCTTGTGAACTTCCATCACCTTTGACTTCTAGTCCAGCACTTGAACTTGTTGATATTAAATTTAGTTTATTTTTAGTTATAAAGCTATCTGGAACAGTAGATGTTTCTCTAGCTTTACCTAAGAATATACAATACATTTCATCTGTACCATTTGTAAGTGCAGATGCTAGTGTAAGTGTATTCCCAGATGCAGTATATGCCTTACCAGTACCTGGTTCTTGAACTACATTATTTATCACAAGACGAAGCTCATTTTCGTCTGTAACTTTATGATCAAGTGAATATGCAGTTTGAGAATTAACTATTGTAAATACTTGTTTACTAAAGCTAATAAAATTCTCACCTGGTGTATTTCCTATATAAGCCATATATCTCCTATGAACTAATTGTGTCTACTGCTGAAACAATAATATCAACAGCACTTGCTGTATCTGCAAATGCTTTTACAGCATCTCCATTTTGTAAAACTACCTTTGAAGCACCATCTATCAACTCTAAAGATCCACCAGCACTAATAGGTGCATCCTTAATTAAATAGTAAATAGTTGATGAATTTTCTACATATACAGTAACTTTTACTGCTGATGTAGATGAATTTGCACATCTAATACCTATGATTGCATCATCACTATCTGCTTGTGCTCTTATAGTTGTAGCAGAACCTGAACTGTTTGATATGTTTCTATTTAAAGATCTTTCAAAATCTTGTGCCATATATCTCCTTTACTATAATGCTATTGCCATTGCAACTGCAAAACCTGCACTTGCTGCGTTTAAGTTTGTTAATTGACTACCATCTACTGCTGGTAACTTAGCAGAGCCATCTAATTGTACTATTTTACTAGCTGATGTTCCAACGTCTACAGCTATAGTTCCTGATGAAGTAATAGTACCACCAGTTAATCCTGTTCCAGCAACAATTGATGTAACAGTTCCTGCATTTTGTGGTGTAACCTGTGAAAATGTTATAGTGTCAGATCCAAGACTAGCTGTGTTGTTAGTTGTACATAAAAATATTTTATTATCATTTGTAGATCCTTGATTAACAACAATCATTTGTCCTGATAATTCAGATATAGTATCAAACTGTGTATCTCTAGAAGCTGTTC